GCCGGGCTCATAAGGAAATGGTATGGTGGAGTGTTGCTATTGTCAAGAGGGATTTGGCGGTGTATACTTTTTGGTATGAAGGGTGAACTTGCCAAGGCTGTAGAGGGGCTTAAAGAAGTCGGTGCTACAGACGATGAGATTAGGGAGAGTCTCTTCGATCCGCTTGTGGCCGACGCCGTAAGTACGTTGAGGAGGGCTATGCTTAACTCGCAGGACGAGAAGTTGGCGGTGAACGTGGCCGAAGGGATTCTCGATAGGGCGGGGCAAGGGCGCAAGAGCAGTTCGAGTGGGGCGCAAATAGTGATTAGTGATAGTAACATTAACCTATTGTTGCAAGCACAAAAGGAAGCGTTGGAGGGATGAGTGAACAAGCTGTATTGCCCGGATTGCGGGAACGAAATGCACATAACGATGTACGGGATGAAGTGCTCAAACTGTCAGAGGAAGGTAAAATATCAGGAAGCGATGTCGCTGCGGATAAAGAGCTTAGAGGAGCCTACCGACAACTCGCACGAGAAAGCCTCTATTTCTTTGTCAAAGGTGTACTCGGTTACCCCGACCTTGTGAGGGACTTTCATAAGCCCTATTGTGACTTCTTGCAGAACCTTGAGAATAGGCGAACGCTTGACTTGATGCCACGGTCAACGTTCAAGACTACGGTGGGAACTATAGGGTTCTCGGCGTGGTATTTGATAAACCATCCAGATGACTTTGTATTGATAGCAAATCAAACCGCGATGAACGCCCAACGGATGCTTAGTGAGGTGGCTCAGCACTTTGAAGGGGGGAACCAAATGGTGAATTGGCTCTTCCCAGAGTTTGTGAGGCCGGGAGACAAGTGGAAGCCGTGGAACTCGGAGCAACTTACGTTCCCGGCGAGGACTGTGCTTAGGGGAACACCAAGCCTTACGGCGTTTGGCGTGGGTGCGAAGGCCGAAAGTAACCACTTCCATGTGATTATTAACGATGACTTGATCGGAAAGAAGGCTATGGAGTCGGAGCTTGAAATGGAAAGCACGATTCAATGGCACGGGTACTCTGTGAGCCTCTTTGTGAGGCCGCATTTGGGGATAGAAAGGGCGCACGGGACAAGATGGGGGCTTACCGATCTTTACTCGTATCTGATGGATACGGGGAATTACCAGATTTTCTATAGGAAGGCGATGAATGAAGACGGGACAAGCGCCATTCCTGAGTTGATTACGACTGAGTTTCTAAGGGAGCTTAGGGAAAACGACTTCGCTAAGTTTATGAGTCAATATCAAAACGATCCTGTGGCTGAGGAGGCTCTTGATTTTCAACGACATTGGCTTAATTACTACTCGCTGGTGAAGACGCAAAGGGGTCCGGCGTGTGAGTTTGAGGGTGAGACCTACTACGTGGATGAAATGGATGTGCAGATGTTCGTTGATCCTGCGGGGAGTGGGGATGTAGCCGGGAAAGTAACTACGATGAGGCAAAAGGCCAATAATGCCGTGATGGTATGGGGGCTTCACGGGAGCGGGAAGTACTTTTTGCTTGATTCGTGGACCGGAAGGGGCGTGGGGGAGAACCCTGAGAGGCAAGTAGCCCTTGAAATGCTCAAAATGTATGTACGGTGGAAGGGATACGTTCGGAAGGGGCACGTTGAGGCGTATGGAGCGCAACGGGCACTCATAACTGTGTTCAATATGGTGGCGAGAGAAGAGGGTGAGGCGTTCAAGATCAACGAGATCGGCAGAGGGAACGTCAAAGCAAAGCATGTGAGGATTCGAAGCTACATTGGACCTGCCGCGCAAAACGGACAAATCCATGTGAGAAGGGCACACGACCAGTTTATTATGGAGTTTTCGCTTTTCCCACAAGGTTCGTTGTATGATACACTTGATGCGAGCGCATGGGCTTTCGCTACGCTGAAGAGGCCGGCAAATGAGGTGGAGCGGAAGGTGACCAAGGAGCGGCATGACCGCAGGAGACGGATGCGGCTAAGGACCGCGAGTAGGACGGGGTATTAGTATGAGCGATAGAATGAGAGAAGACGAACCGTTAGAGCAAAGCGGGGGGAATGACGTAAACGTTGCTACGGGCGGGGGGCAAACCTTCCAGACTGTGGAGGATGCCGTTAAGAACGCTCAACGGCAAGTCGAGATTCCCGAGGACGTTAAGGACGATATTGCGATCTATCTCTATGATGAGGTGGAACGGGCCAAGAGCGATAGAGCTGAACTTGAGGAACGGCTCATAGAGTACACAAGGCTTTATGAGGCGAAGCCGGAAGTGGAGACCAAGAGCTTTCCGTGGGAAGGTGCGAGCAACCTTGTGGTGCCGGTGGTGCCAACTGCGGTGGAGGCCGTGCTTTCACGGTTGTTGGATTCCATCTTCGGGGGTAAGGTGATATGGGAGCCAAGCGCAAAGAGCGCAAAGTGGGGTGACCTTGTAGACCCCCTCGGTGTGTGGCTCAACTGGGTTGGTAGGAACGTGCTGAATATGCGGAAGGTAGCCAAGGACTGGTTGCTTGGGACCATTAAGCATGGAACGGGCATTACGAAGCTAACGTGGGAACGGAAGCTCAGGAGGGTCGTTTATGCCGAAGGAGAAAGTGAAGTCGAAGAGATTGTCGTGGTTCACGATGGTCCTCGTTTACGCGCAATACCTCTTGCTGATTTCTTTGTTAGTGCCGATGCTATTACTACTAAGGATATCCAGAATTGTACTTGGGTTGGGTACCGGAGTTACTATACGTGGAAAGACCTCAAGGAGGGTGAACTCAGCGGGGAGTTCATCGAAGTAGATCGGATCAAGAACTTCAAGCGTAGCTTTGGTGAGCCGTATGAAGATCAGGCGCAAGAGGCTTCGGGCGTGACGATCTCGGAGTACCAAGACTACGAGATTTGGGAAATATGGCTGAGTTATGATGTGAAGGGCGACGGTATTCCAAGTGAGATCGTCGTCAAGTTTGAGCCTACAAGCCGTGTGGTGCTGAGTGCGGCGTACAACTACTTTAGACATCAAGAGAGACCGTTTCATCTTATACCGTATATGCCGAGGGAAGATTCGCTCCTTGGTATTGGTATTCCTGAGATGCTCAAGGACATTCAAGACGAGATCAGCACGATTCATAACCAACGGATTGACAACGGTACGCTTGCCAATACACGGGCGTTTCTACGGAGACGAAGTGCGCTGGTGGGGCAAGACGAGATTTATCCGGGTGCGTTCATTGACGTGGATGAAATGGATGATGTGGCTGAGCTTAGGTTGGGGGATGTTTACCCGAGTCAGCTTCAAGAGGAATTGCATAGTAACTCGATTGGTGAGAAGAGGACCGGTGTTAGTGATTATACCGTGGGGCGGGAAAGCGCCGCGATAGGGTCACGCGCTACCGCAACGAGTACTATGGCGTTGCTCAGGGAGGGGAACAAGCGGTTTCGGATGACCATTCAAGAAGTGAGGAACGCGCTTTCGAATATCGCGCATCAAGTGATTATGCTCTACCAGCAGTTTGCGCCGGAAAGTACCGTGATGTACGAAATGTTCTCGGAGAAGGAGGCGCGGATTGTAAAGCAGTTTCTTACGTTGCCAAACGACCTGAGTCGGGCGAACGTCGTGGTGGATACCCCGGCAGTGAGCGAGACCGAGAATAAGGAAATGAAGCAACAAACGATGCTTACGTTGCTCGGGGTCGTTCAACAGTTCTATCAGAGTTTGTTTCAAGCGGTGGGGATTGCGAACGATCCTAACGCGCCGCCTATGGTTAAGGAGCTTGCCAACCACGCAGCGAAGACTGGAAGTAAGCTCTTTGAGAGGGTGCTTGAAGCGTTCGAGTTTAGGGATGCCGATAGCTTTGCCCCCGATATGGAAGCGTTGCTTCAACTCGGAGGGTATGTAGACCAGATGAATCAAATGATGGGAGGGATGAATGGCGCTAACGGACCAGGAGCGGGAGGACCTGCTGGCGCTTCGGGCGGACAGCCGCCTATGGGAGCTGGTGGTCAAGGAGGCGTCCCGGTTGGAGGGGGTGCACCTGGACAACCTCAAGACGGGGGAGGAGACATCTCGGCTTTACTATGAGCAGGGGTATCTTAAAGCGATGAGTGATATGGTGAATACACCAAGTCGGTTGATTCAAAGACTGAAGGAGAAAGAAAATGGGTAAGAGTCCGTTGTTTGCGGGGCTTCCTGACGGGTTGCCTGATGATGAGCCGAAGGAACAGACGAGCCTTCCGCAGGAGTTGCAAGGGAAAAGCTCAAGTGAAGTGTACGAGGCACTTCGACAAGAGAATGAAAGGTTGCTCAAGGAACAGGAGCAACGGTTGAAAGCGCAAGCGTTCGATGAGTCAAAGAAGGCGCAACCGCAACAAGCGCAACCGCAACGAAGTTACGCACCACCCCCACCCCCGAATTATGCGGCGTATGGTGGAGCGTCGGAACCCGACATCTATAGTGATCCTGAAGGGTTCATGGATAGACAACTTGAAAAGCGGATGGGTCCGGTAGTCCAACAGACGTTTTACTCGATCAAAGAGAGTAACAAGAACGCCTTCATAAGCCAGATCGGGCAAGAAGAGTGGGGCAAGTATGGTACGGAAATCGAGCAGTTTGTGGGTGGACTTTCGGGCCAAGCACAGATTATGCCGCAAGCCTACAGTACGGCGTATAACTACGTGCGAAGTATGCATCTCGACGAGATCACCACGAGTAAGGCTGAGGAGCTTGCGGAGCAAAGGTTACGTGAGAAGCTCGAAAGCCTTGGAATTGATCCTAACCTTGCCGCTGGCACCGAGGGAACAATGGAAGAGAGAATACAACAGGCGGCTGACGAGCAAGCGGATAGGGCGAAGTACCAACGTAGCTCGCTCTTCCAGTCGGATGTTGGGACCATCACAAACGTACCGAGTGGGCGGTCGAGCGTGGAGAGGAAGGCAAGCCCGTCACGGCTGACGAATGAGGAGAAGGCGCTTGCCGAGGCGTTTGATATGACCGAGAAAGAGTATTCGGAATACAAGAAGCTGAATACCGACATCTTTAGCACAATGGAGAAGTAAGATGGATGCTAACAAACTGAGAGAGGCGGCAAACGTAAGGGATGTGTTGCCAAGCGGTGACGAGCTTGTGACGATGACGAAAGAGCAGCTTGAGGCGCTCAAGAGCGAGATCAAAGGCGAGTTTGAAGCACGGATGATTGCCGCCGAAGATCGCGTGGAGAAGCTACGGCTCAAGTATGAGTCACAAGAAGCAGAGAGTTATGTGAATCGGAAGGGTCAAGACCAGCGGATTGTGGTGCATAGCAGAGCTATGGGACCACCCGATAGAATGGACTTGATTGCAAACGAACATAGTGATAAGCTAAAAGGGAAGGTCGCAAGGTTTGTAACTGAGCGGCCTGAGATCACCTCGTTGAGGCGATCACAAGGGTACGAACCTGTTCGTGACGAGGACGGTAAAGAAGTTCGCTATATGGATGGCGTTCTCATGGCTATGCCGGAACGGAAGTACCAAGAGGAAATTGCCAAACCAGTTCGGGAGCGTAGGGCGTTGAACAAGAAAGCCGCCGTAGAGCGGTTTAAGGGAACGGCGCAAAACTACGGATTCGAAGTGGAAGGCGCAGGAATCCAATACGATAGAGGAGACGAGACATGAGTAATTCTGTTAAGTCGAAGTCTTGGGTGCCGCACTTTGCTCTTGCGTATACTACGACTGGTGGACCCCCGGTAATTGAGCATAAGGTTATTGCTTCCGGGCAGACCATCGAAAAGGGCATGGCGCTCACGATCTCCAGCGAAGAGGTTTCGGAGGCGGCCAGTACTTCTGGTACGCTTTACGGGATCGCACTTGCTGATGGTGCCGCTACCGAGACTATTCCGGTAGCCGTTGGTTGTCACACCAACGTCTTTATCGGGCGGGTAGACGCTGATGCGTCGAGTCTCACTACCCCGCTTGAGTGTGACATTGTAGAGGTCAGCAATGACCATAGGGTTGACATTGGGGCGTCCACAGAGGACGTGCTTCGTGTCATCGGGAAAGTACCTGGGGATGACTTCACTGATACTACGTATCTTCCGCGAGTCTTCTTTCAGATTTTGCGCTCGTCTTACGACGGTCGTGTAGCGGCGCGATAAGGAGTTAAGTAATGCCTACGACTACTGCTGCGTTTTCAAAACTACTTGCTCCGGGTCTCCGCAAGGTGTTCTTCCAGAACTATAAAATGTTCCCCGAAGAGTACTCGAAAATTGCGAACGTTGAGACCTCGAAGCGAGCGTATGAAGAGGAACTGACCACGGCTGGTCTTGGTCGGTTTGAAGAGAAGCCCGAAGGACAGTCGATCACTTACGATGATCCCATCGAAGGTAATGTCAAGCGGTACACTCACGCGACGTTTGCACTCGGTTTCCGGGTGACCCGTGAGATGTACAACGACGACCTGTATGGGGTCATGAAGAAGATGAGCAAAGAGCTTGCCATGGCCGCACGGCAGACGGTTGAGCTTGAGTTCGCTTCGCTCTTGGACGATGCCTTCACGGGTAGCACGTTTACCGGGCACGATGGAAAGGCGCTTTGTGCGACTGACCATGCGTTGCTTGTTGGTGGTACCTACGCCAATGAGCCGACGACTCAGCGTGACCTTGGTATTGGTGCGCTTCGTGCTTCGCAGGAACGGATGGAGAAGCTCGTCAACGAGCGTGGTCTTCCTGAGTATCGGGGGAAGGGCAAGTTACTTGTCATTAGCCCCGAATATCAGTGGATTGCCAAAGAGATCATCGGGTCGGAGTTGAAGCCCTATACGGGTGACAATGAGATCAACGCTTTTAATGACATGGGCATGAGCTACATGGTCAGTCATTATAAGTCTGATCCTGATTCGTGGTTCCTCCTTACGGATAAGGCGATGCACGACATCAAGTTCTTCTGGCGAGAAAAGGTTGTCTTTGACAACTCGGATGACTTCGACACCAAGGACGCTAAGTTCTCGGGCTACATGCGGTTCTCCCTCGGGTTTACCGACTGGCGCGGTGTTGACGGAAGTTCGGGAGGCGTGTAATGGCTAAAGGTACTGACGATCTTTTGAATGTCAGTCACTTTAACGCCTTGTCTACGGTGCGGCCTGTAGTTGTCCTTACGGATGACTACAGTCTGCCCGAGGATATGCCCGGTGCCGTTCTTATGATCGGTACCGACGCAAAGACGATCACACTGCCGAAAGTGGCTGATGTAAAACCTGGGTTTGACGTGATTGTTGTGAACATCGGTGCTGATGGGAACAACATCGTAACCGTTAGTCCGAACGCCGCTGACGGGGTGTTTGGGCAGATCGCAAATGCGGCGGCTGATTCTACCGCGAGCGGTGCGAACGGGAAAGACATTGTGAACACGAAGGCTACCGCCAACAAGGGTGATTACATTCACCTTATTGCGGACGGTGAGGCCGACTGGTTCATAATCGGCGGCGTTGGCATTTGGGCCAGCGAAGCGTAAGCGAGGGGGGCAGGTGCCCCCTTCTTTTTAGGAGGGCTTGATGGCTTTCTCTGACAACCTTTATAACCTTGCTTCGATGGACACAAACGCCGACTCGATTGCTGGAAGAATCCAAATCAAGAAAGCTATGTGGGGTGGTGTTACCACGGCTGGTCATGATCTTGTGCTTACCGATGCCGATGGTAGCGACCTTGGAACCATAAAAGCAGGAGCAAACGACAACGTAACGCTTTCGCACCTTGAGGGGATGTGGGTAACTGACTTTACGGTTACTACTATCGACTCGGGTACGCTCTACGTACAGTACAAGTAGCCATGAAACAGATTAGACGTAAAGTTAGAATTGACCATACGTTGAAACCTGTAGTGAGGCATGTAGTGTACTTGAAGGTGCGAGGGAAGTATCGAAAGGCCGGGGAGTTCGATACCTATGAAGCCGCCAGATCGTACACTAAACGCCTGTTTGAAGTAATCAAGAAGCGTTTGGAGTTGCGGCGTGTTTATAAATGACAGCGTTTTCGACGAGGGCCTTGACTGGCTCACTTCCAATGTAGCCCAACTCGATCTTTGTAGTGATGAGCCTTCTTCCTATACCGAAGCTACGAGTACGTACACACTTGGGAATGACACCGTTAGTGCTGGTGCGGCGGCAAACAGAAGCGGTGGCGGGTTTACGTTCTACTCAACGGGCGTTATTTACATTGCCGAGACTGGAGTGTCCGGGCTGACCGGCGCTGAGTCTACCACGCTTGACAAACTCAACGGAACGCTTGATGCAAACGTCGTAGAAGTGAATGGTGTAACGGTAACTGGTTCCGGTACAGAGCTTGATCCTTGGGGGCCGTAAATGGCGTATAGTCGGTGGGGAAGCTCATGGGCATCCGGGTCTTGGGGTACCGCATGGGGTACTACTGGTACGCCACCGCCACCTACCGTTATCGAGCTTGATGATCTGACGCTTGCTCCCTATGAGCTTGGCTATCTCACGTTTATCGAGTCTACGGTAGTAACCCCGGCTGACTTGGTGTACGGGCCTCCGGTCGTGGAGCCGATACCGAAGATTCTCGTGTGGATTGAACAAAAGACGTACAAAGACCTTGTAGTGTTTACTGAGGAAGGGCAAAGCCACGATGACCTGATCTTTATAAATCGGCTTGCGTGGGCCGGTGCGCTATCGGCGGGAGATCAAGTGAAGATCACCGAAGCGGACGGTAGCCCCTTGGTAGAGGGAAGGGCAACGGAGAACGGGTACGTTGACTTGAAAGCGGTTGAGGATATGTGGGCATACGGTATAACGATAGACAGATTGGACAACGGCAAGGTATACTTAATGAGAGGAGTGCCCCGATGACGCAAAACGAACGGGATGCAGATATTCAAGAGATTGCTCTCCAAGTGAGAGAGATTCACACCGTCATCTACAAGAACGGCTTCCAAGCACGTATAAAGAAAATCGAGCAATGGATTGACAACTATCCCGAGTACAAGGAGCGGACATGTATAGGGGTGCCGTTGATTCAGAAGCACATGGACGAAATAAAGCTGCTGGAAGCGGAGAAGGAGAAGCGAAGAACGTTGCGTATGGCTATCGTAGGGGTAGCGGTAGCCCTCCTTGCAGCGTTGCCGGGGTACATAGCGCTGGCTCTTGACTTGGGGGCACTATGACTACAGCGGAACTTATTGAAGAGCTTGCCGCCAAGCTCGGGAATAGAACCGACATCACCGACGAGCGATACGTGCGGTGGCTAAACTGGTCTATGCTTGACATCGGCGGGTTTCACCGCCAAAAGTTGTTCCCCTCAGTTTGGTTCCATGAACTTGAGGACACCATACTCTTTACGCTTGCACCGCTAACGGGAACTGTGGTTGCGGCCACGGGAACTACGGTTACGCTTGACACGACTGCGGTGGCTCAAGCGGACTACTACAATGACACGGTGATCGAGCTTACCGACTACACTGGGACCGCACCGGACGGGTTGCTCGGGCAGGAGCGTTTGATTCTTGACTATACGCTTGGGCGGGTAGCTACGCTTGGTGAGGCTTGGACGGTGAACCCGGACGCGAACACCGACTACATGGTAAGAAGGCGGGTCATCAGACTTGGTGTAGATATAACGGAAGATGCTACGGACGACATCTACGCGATACTACGGCTTGAAAGGGCGAACGACGGGACCGAGATCGAGCATGTAGCGGTGCAGGAGCTTATGCACAACGATCCCTTTTCGGCGGGTGATCCTACCCAGTATGCACGGCATGGTAACTCGATCATCTTCGACGCCGCGCCTGAAGAGTCAACGTCTTTCCGGGCGTGGGTCTATCGCTACCCGGCACCGTTGGTTGCTTCCGCACCTACGGTAGAGCCGGTCTTCCCTGAGCAATGGCATGAAGTAATCCTCCTTGGTGCGCTATGGCGTGGCTTCGAGTCACTTATGGAGCCTGATCGAGCGAAGGAAGCCGAGACAATGTATGTGAGTGCGGCGGTAAACCGGAACACCGCGCTTAGTGTAGAGAATCCGTTTATCAATCGCGGGTTCACATTGAGGAAGAGCTAATGGCGCTTAGTGTAACGTGGAACAGTAACTTTGAGACAAGGCCACCCTACGGTATTAGTCGCTCGTCCATGGACGATGAAATGCGGCTCATGCGGAAGATGGTGCGCCAAGTCATGTCACAGGAGCATCACTTCGGCTACGGAACTGACGACGATGGGCGGCACCGTGAGGGCTATGTGA